TTTCCGTTAGGATCGGAAGGAGAAGTACCATTATAGATGCACTTATAAACTTGATACTGAGAGTTTACAACGTAAAAATCAGAATCATATAGTTTAGTAGCACCAGAAGCAGCAGTCTTACTTGGAGAATAGTCATGTCTATACATGTCATAGGTGAAACCTAATCCACCAGTAGTTTGTTCTGGGGATACCCAGTCAATTCTACGGACAACCTGTACGGTATCAGAAGCAAGGACTCTCTTCAAAGATACCATGTCATCATAAGAACCAGAAAATTCTGAGAATGAATCGACTGCCTGTGGAGGCGAGTTTTCATTATCCCATGATTGCGGTCTTCCAATGAACAGATACACCCTATCACGATTGGCACCAGCAGCCGTATCGGATTGAGTCGCATCTGGACCTTCAAGTGCCTTAATGAATTTTTGCGCTGAAAAAATTCTAAATTGGTCTGTTAATAGTGCTGCCATGTCCTAGTGACTATTGTCCTCTTGTTTATTTATGTTGGTTACGAACGAACAGTTGTCTGATATTCAATTCGATTGATTCTATATGATGCTCCAGAGTTACCATTAATCTTCTCTCCACCTAAAATTGCTTGTGCTATAGCACCATTAGGAGTTGAAGCAAACTTACCATCAGAGATATTATTAGATGCATCTGTGAAGAGAATGAATGGATGTGTCTTGTATGAGTTATCGATTGATTGCGTATACCCATACCCACCATTAGTAATATTAATAGAAGCAACTTGGTCTGCTGCAGTTGTCATATTGACAGTTGCAGTTGCTTGTATATCTCCTATTGAACCACCCCAAGCAATAGTCTCACTATTTCTACTTTCGGTAGCAGGAGAAGCTGGACCCTGAATCTCTAATAATGGAGTAGCACTATAGTTCTGACCAGCATCCTGAATAACAAAGTCAATAATGGTTGAATCATGAGAGAACTCATAAAGATAACCAGCAATACCAACATTGATATTACCTGTATTGTATGGTGTGACATCCTTAAGTGTAAGAATACCATTTGAAGGATCCCATGATACACATGTTCCCCTAACTCCAGAAATAGCACCAGTTACAAGTTCATCAACACCAAAGTTCTGACCATTATTATCTGTACTCAATTCAACATATATCTTAACAAGTGCTGTATGGTCTACACCATCACTTAGACCACCTGCACCTGTAATAGTTGCATACTTAAATGGTATATCTGCGTCTTTAATATTGTCTCCAACTTGGAAGAGAGTAGTATTTTGACCACCAAGGGTTTCTTCAATACCATACAATGACGTATGAATACCACCATCCAGATTAATTTGATTAAGGAAATCTGTACCTGTATTTACCAGATCAGGAATACCGTCTGGAGCACCTGAAGGTATAAGATCCTCGAATGCTTTATCTTGTAAAGTTGAAATAGGAACTGTTAAAGTTGTAATTACACTTCCAGTAGAGTCAATAACTGTATGAGGAGGAAATCCTGCGGGAGCAGTATCAGCAACACCAGCATCAAACTGTACAATAGCATCCTCAGTAGAAGGAAGACCACCATCAATAAATGCTAATTCATCAATTTCAAATGTAACTAATAGTGCTCTTGAAACTGGATCCCAATCATATACTTTAGCAACTTTATTACTAGAGTTTTCAACCTTTCTAATAACTCTGTCACCAACATTAAACTTATAGTTTGAACTACCATCTGCATTATTCTGTCCAGCATCAAGAACAATACGCTGATCATAGTTAAAGTTTACACCTCTTGTTAAACCTGAGAACTTACCAGCAGCTTTAGAAGTATAAGAAATCGTCTCTGTATCTACAATAATCTTACCTGAACCTGGATATGCATCAGTAGAGTCAACATACACATCAGAATCAGATGCACCAAGTGCTTTAACTAATCCAGTTAAGTAGATAGCAGAAGAATTAAATGCCTGTCTTGCTCTTGACTTACGCTTAAGATTAACAAGTTTAGTAAATATTATATTTGGTGAAGATGTATATCCAGTACCAGGTTCTGTAACAGTAATAGCAGTTATAGCACCTTGACTAATAGTTGCTTTTGCTTTAGCACCTAATCCTCCACCACCAGTAACTAAAATATATGGGGGTTCTTGATAGTATTCACCAGAATCTACAACACTAATTGATGTAACCTTACCAAGTTTATCAATAGTAGATGCACCTTCAGCACCTTGTCCACCACCACCCTCAAATATAAGAGTTGGTGGAGTTGCATAATCTCTACCAGTATTGTTTAATGATAAACCAGTAACTGTTTGTACAACTGGACTACCAGTTGCACCAGTTCCACCACCACCTAAAATTCTTGCAGTTGCAGCACCAAAATAATTATCACCCTTCTGGGTCATCTTAATATAAGAGAGTTGTCCAGGATTATCTGTACTTAATACAATTTCACCCTCAGCACCAGATGGGAATATTGATGGCATTGCAGGTACTATACTACCTTCAAAGATAGGAGCACCATAGAATTTTAAACCTATAGCATAAGGATATACAGGATTACCTGAACCGTCCTCAGACATAAAGTAAGCATAGGTTCCATTTGGATACTCAGGAGTTACAGCAAACTTACCATTATACTCATCAAGAGTACCAACACCAGAAGCCCAAATATAATCTTGTGTTAAATCTCCAAGAATATAACCACCCTGAACAGTTCTTAATCCTAAATTAGATGTTGAATATCCAAAAACATATAGAGCAGGAGGAGCATCTACAGGAACTGTCCACCTCATCTCTCTGGTAGTTGCCAATTGGAAACCACTTATATAACTTGCATATGTTACTTCAGAACCATTAATATAATACTTAACTCCTTGACCTGTATAAAGATATGCTGTATTTCCTATATCACTTGCACTACCAGTAGAGTGCCAACCATTTTCTGTAGTAGAGAGTAATAGATGGTTTACACTTGGTTGATCTTCATTACTTGAATGATCCTGATTGAAGACATAAGTCTTTCCTCGTTTTAAATCTAAGAAGTTTGGTCTTGCACCATCAAATAAGAATTCACCACCTGATACAGTAATAGCATAAGTTACTGTAGTTGCAGTAGTTACTTCAGGACGAGCACCTGGAAGTTCTGCGGTAGTTCTTAATCTATATCCAGATACCTCTCTAGCAACAGTACCAGATGCATTATATCCCCAAGGACCATAGATGGGATATCCATCATAAGACATACCTACAATCTTAGAATGTCCATCTACATGTCTTGAATAATCAGAACCAGTAGCATAGAAATCTGTAATATAATAATCATTAACTGGAGGGTCATTATCTGGAGTAGTATCCAGAATCATATAACCTTCATCACCTGCATACCCAGACATATATCTGTGATTCTTACAGTAATAGTAAATTCGATTAGTTTCGTCACTATTCATTATGAATAGAGGTTGTAACTCCGTTTCATAATCTGTAGAAGGAGCAGCACTTGCACCTGTACTATTATAATAAAGGGCACCACCATTCAACAATCCATCCTGTGTGGTACTGAACTGCATAGGATGATTATCTACATGATGACCTCCAGGTGAATTAGAAGCATCTGATTGATCCCACTTAATTAAATAATTTGCTTGTACCTTAACATTCTCTGGTGAGAAATAGTATTGACCTGGAACAAATGCACCAAATTCTGCAGCATCAGCACCAAAATCAATATAAAATATTCCGTTAACAAAATTATATGGTGGAGCATTAACTGTAAATGAAAATCCTGTAGATCCTAAGAACTTATCACCTTCAGCAAAATCACCACTTGTTGCTCTCAAATATACTCTTGTTACTTGATTTGTATTATCTCTTACTACCTTAGCAATCGTACCCTGTGCATTACCACCTATTTCATCTACAATTCTTCCAACTTCTACAACACCTAAAGTCTCGTCAACTTGATTGACTGTCAGCATTATATTATCAAATTCTACTTTAATCTTCCAAGTAAATTGCTGTAATTTACCCCAATCAAATACACCATTCTTTAAAGCAAACTGTCCAAGAGTTTTACTTGATTGGTAATATTGAATATTACTATCAATTATAGTGTCATGAACACTTGTATTTTTTATATAATCATACTTAACTGTATCAATAGAAAATCCTACTGGAGCATTACTAATAGCACCCCATTCTGGAGTGTGTAGTAATCCACCATTTGCTAATATACCAGTTACCTTATTGGTCTGTTCTTCTCTTGCCGCAGGGTTAGGTACATCTTTACCACCCCTGTATATAAATTCTTGATTGAAAGTTCTATCTACTAAAGGACCACCACCAGGAACTCTTTCTTCTGGGAGTGGAGTTGGTCTTGGATGATTGTCAGAAACAATCGTAAGTCTATCAGTCTTCTTAGGAGGAGAACCTGTTGTACCAAACGTACCAGTAGTAGGAGAGTTTGGATGTGTCTGCCAAATCCTATTTACATCAAAAGATGTTACAACATTAGGAGTTTCATCCTGAGGAACAATCTGCAATCTTAGAGGATCATATCCTCTACCTCGATTTAAAACCCTAACATGAATGATCTGACCTGAGTCATCATCAATAATAGGATACAATAATGCTTCAACATCTGGTGTACCACAACCAGTAATAGTTAAACGTGGGGGATCATCCGATGTATAAAGACTACCACCGTTTGTTACCTTTACCGCACGAACTCCAAATATCTCATCAAAAATTGGTTCAATTACGGCACCAGAACCAGGAACTGTTCTTGCCATTTATATTAAGCTACGTTAATTGTGCCATTCATGGCAGCGTGTAATGTACATTGATAATAAAGTGTAGCAGGAGCATCCATTGGTACAGTCCAATAGAGTACTGTCGTTCCACTACCACTTTGACCAGTAGTATAAGGAGTACCAGCTAAACCTTGAGTACTCTGAATCCTAAAGGGGTGACCACCACCTTGGACTGAGTTATCAAATGCATACGTGAATCCTTTATATACTGTGAAAGTAGGATCATTTACAACCCCACTAAATCCTGGTCCAGCAACTGTATAATCTCCAGTTCCTACTGCATTTAACTCAAACCAAATCATAGGACTTCTATTAGGTTTCCAATTGGAACCATCATAGAATAAAGAATCACCTTGAGTAATACCAGCAATATCACTATCAGTTAAGGCAGCGAATGTAGTTGTTAAAGTTCCAGAGAAATTAACTGTTACTGTGTCTCCAGTGACTGCAGTCGTAATATTTGTTCCACCAGCAATAGTCAGTGTATCTGTTTGAGTATTTGCTGTTGTGTTACCAGTGTCTCCAGCAACAGTAGCAAATAGGTTGATGGATGCAATACCAGATGCATCATCACCAGGTTTCCACTTACTTGCAGTAGAATCCCATTTTAAAACTTGGTTATTAGTAGGAGCAACAGTAGTTGTATCAACGTCTGATAAATCATCAGCACCTGAATATTGTGTTAAAAGTTTCGCTTTTGTATTACCTACACCACCAGCAGTGATATTAATATTAACATAAGGGTTGTCATCACCACTTATAGTATAAAAAATTCCTCTATAATCTGCTTCAGCAGGAGCAACACCTGAACTTGCATACTCATTCTTATACTTTAGTTTAGTCGGGAAATCGATTGCTCCCGTAGTACCATCAAAACTATTAGTGATACCACCAACACCGAGAGTAAGATTACCTGTTCCGTTGGTAGCGATATTAATATTTCCATTAGACGAGGATATGATAGAACTTCCATTTACGTCTAAATTAGCAGTTAAGTTTGTATAGTCTGAAGGTAAGAATGTTGACCCATTATAGCGCAAAACTTGTCCAGTCGCAGGGTTGGTGGTATTAACAGTTAATGTTGTACCATTACCTAACGCAGCATAGACTTCATCGAAATTGTCGTTAATCTTGTCTCCACCTGCTCGAAGGGTATCACCCGTATTATCGTTAGCATTTGTTCCAAGACTTAATGATTGTTTAGCCATTACTCGCTACAATTTTTAGTTATTTATAAAGGTGTCTCAGGGTCTACTGGTTCTTCACCATACTGACTTAAATCAGGAGCAGTCCAATCATCAGGAACTGATGTCTCAACTGCAATGGTTGGATTTGCATATCCAGTTCCAGCATTACTGACTTCAACACCAGCAACACCAACAAGAGCTCGTATAGCACCCTCAAATCCAGATATAGAGTCAATCCTTACCGATGGTCTGGTAGTATATCCAGATCCACCTGAGGTTACCTGAACATCCTTAAGTGTACCAGAAGTTAGATTTGCATTTGCAATCGCACCTGAACCAAACACGGAACCAAGATAGTCGAATGTGATTAGAGAGTTTGAAGACTCAATAACAGCAACTTCTCTATCTGATGTCTCACCTTGGATGTCAATAAAGTCACCTGGTTCGACTGGAGGTACAACCTCAGCAGCGTCAACGTCTGCCTCAGAACCAACGTAGGAGAATGCAACGAATGTTGAACCCACACGAGGAATTTCAGAGAATAGAATCCTTGAACCAACAATCTCAAATCCGATTCCAGGTTCCTGTATAACACCGTTAAGTGAAACGATGATATTGTTTTCTGGACGTATTGTGGAAGATTGAACACCCTCAGTTAGCGTTAGTGAGTAGAATACATCATTACGCTTGAGGTTGAATGACTGACGTAAGGAGTCAAACTCGAATGAAATATCATCCAACTGTCTCAACTTACCTACGTAGAATCCTGTGAAGGACGCTCCTAAATCTGGTGCCTCTTGGAATTGAATTTCATCAGAGAACGCTGTGTATGCGTTAGATGCACCTGGAGGTTGTAGAATACCATTAATGAATACAAGTAAATGTCCTGCGGGATCTGGTAGGTATGCGGTACCATTCTGCTGACTTAACTTGAAGTTTGTAGTGGTTCCATCGAATCCCTTAAATGAACGCTTAACACGTCCCTTAAGACTTACTATATCATCGATAACTGATGCGTATCCATCTGGACCCTTGATGGAATCCTTAGGATCAAAGGTACCTTTGATACTTGAGAGATAAAGTCTTCTATTAACACCAACCGTTCTAATGTCCTGAACAACTGCAGCAGCTGCACCAGCAGTAGTAACCTTAGTGTTAATACTTGCGTAACCAACTGGGTTAGATAAACCAACACCATAGTCACCTATAACGTCACCATTAGTAAAGGTTCCTTGATACTCTTGCATGTAGATGTAATTATTATCAAGATCAACTTGAGTGATAATTCCATAAGTATTTTGATCTTGAATACCAGATACAACCTTATAAAGTCTGTTACCAACAGTGAAGACGTTAAGACCACTAAGGACTGTAACACCAAGTCTTATGTAACCGTTAGATGCGATTCTTGCACCAACACCTATATCAAGTCCAGCATACTTGACAACATCAAGATACTGTCTGGAAGATTCAGGATAAACAACAGCAGTAGTTTCAAATGTACCTGTAAGAGTTGCGGTATCAACTGTTAGAGTACCACCAGTATTATCTAATGTAGCAGCCTCTCTTCTAAGGAATCCAGTAGGAGTTGCTGTAGCACCTGAAGTATATCCCTTAAATGGAACATTATCTTCAAATTCACCCTTAAGGTCGATAACATGAATTCTATTTTCTATAGCACTAATCTGAGCAGTTGTGGAGTTTTCAGCACCAACAACATTATCAGTGATAGCCCAAGGTCCAGCAGTTACCTTAACATCAAGATACTTGTAGTTGGCATCTGACCAGAAACCATATACAACACCAGTGATTGAAGGTGCACCTTGCTTGGCAACCGTCTCACCCATAGTGTAAGGACCGTCAGTAATGTCACCATCAATTCTAAATCTTTGGAATACCTGTACTACTTTACCTTCATTCAAAGTAAGATTTTCAAGTTCTCCGTATGTGTTACTTAATAAACCATACATGTAATCAGCATTCTGTATACCACCACCAACACCCTGAGGAATTGTTCTTGTTCCATATGTCTTAGCAGGTAGAGAAACACCATTTACACTAATGTAATTAGTATAAGATGAATCAACAGTTAATTGCTGACGAATAATATCGAGACAGTATCTAACTACAGCACTTGCTGAATCTGGGTTATACCATGCAGCAGCATCATCATAGAATGCGTTATAGAAACCAGAGTTAGGTGATGGAGAAACAAGCGTATTTGTAAGTGCTTGAGTCATATAAGTCTCCATCAAATCTAAAGCATAATTCTTAATGTTATACTCAGAATCAGAATAGAAGATCTTAGCATCTTGAGATTGATATGGATCTAAGGCATTCTTATTAAGTTTAGCACCCCAGACATAAAGTCCATCGCTATCATTACCAGCATATGTTTGAGCACCAGAAGCATTCTTAACATAAACCTGTGATCTCATCTCTGCGAAACCGAAGGAGAATGTTAGAGTAATGTATGCTCTATACCATCCATCTCCAAGAGGTACAACACCATATGCGTCACCTGTAACACCATTTTGAGGTGTGAATAATGTTCCAACTACACCTGTGTCAAGTGCAACATCAAAGAATGCATTCTGAACAGC